CGCAGGTCTTTGAGCGCTCGGTGCCCCACCCCAGCCCGCTCGCAGATCCGCCGCCACTCCCGCGCTCGGAAGTTGTCCCCGTCCAGGCCGGGAAAAACCAGCGCCCCCGGCCCCGGCTGCCCGGCTTCCACCCAAGCCAGCCGCAGAGCCGACCTCAGAGCGCGTGAGAGCCCAACCGTGCGGGGCTTGCCGCTCTTGGTCGCTTCCACCTCGGTGACCCCGGTGGGGAGGTTGCGGGAGACCCTCAGCGCCCGCGTCAGGTCGCTCGCATCCTCCCCCCACTTGATGCACCCCCACGTCAGCGCGCGAGCTTCCCCGAGCCGCAGCCCCGCGTGAGCCAGCACCCGCACCAGCAGAGCAGCTCGCGGGCTCTCCGCTTCGGCAGCCGTGAGCAGCCGCGCCAGCTCGTCAAAAGTCACGGGCCGCACCGAGCTGCTCTGCTCAGCCCGCGCGAGCTTGCCCCGGCGCTTTGCCTTGAGCCTCGCGCGAAACTCGGGCACCGGGCTTGTGCCGATCTGCTCCGCGTCCATTGCCGTGAGGTAGACCTGCTCCACCACGTTGACCATATGTTTGCCTGTCTGCGTGGAGCGGTTGGCGGCCACCACCTCGGTGCGCCAAAACGCGAGCAGCTCGCGGGTGCCGATTTCGTCTAGGCGCATCCTCCCGAAAAACCGCACCAGCGGGGTGGGGTCCACGGGCTCGTCACCCATCACCAGCTCTTTGGCTCCGCGCAGCAGGTTGCGGCGGTCCCGCTTGGTCCGGGTCGCAAGGTGCGCCAGGTCGCAAAGGTGGTCACACGCTGCCTGCGCAAACGTGGGCGATGACCCAAAGCTGCTGCGCCGCTTCTCGGCTTGGCGATTCAGCAGGATGCGCTTGGCTTCCAGCGCTTCCGCCCAGTCTTCGGTCTCAAGGGAGACCTTGACCCGCTTGCCCCCTTTGGTGGTCTCAAAGTAAATCACCCGGCCCCGGCGCGAGAGCCCCGCGTACTCGGCGCCCTTCGGTCTCTTTGCTAGTCGCTGCCCCATCTGGTTGCTGCCTTTCTGGCTGCTCGCTGCGCTGGCGTTTCCACCTTGCACCGCCGCAGCCACGTGTTGAGAGCTGGAAGGGTCACCCGCACCGTGCGGGCTCCGAGCTTCACCGCTTCTAGCTCTCCGCTTCTGATCGCCCCGTGCAGCGTGCGCTCGGCCACTCCGAGCTGCTTTGCTGCTTGCCTCACTGTAATGAGCCGCGGGGGCGCACCTGCGCGGGAGTTTTGCAAGGTTTCCCGCGGTGTCAATCCGGCCCCCCCACCGCTTGCTTGGTTGGCTTGTGGAATTGATTCCAGCGCCGCGCCGTAAGCTCGCACGGCTGCGGGGTTTTTTGGTGCTGGCGCCACGTGGTCCCGCAGGCGCAAGTCAGGTCTCCCGTGCCCACCCCGAAGCTGTGCCCCATGGCGTTGGGGTGGCATTCGCAGCGGTCAAGTAACGCCATGACTCAGGGCCTCCAGCTCAAGCAGCGTGGGGGGAGGCACGGGGCTCTCGTGGCCGCACGTGGGGCAGCGCTTCCACTCCCGCACCGCAATGCTGCCGCGGGCGCCGCAGCTCGGGCAGTTTTTCCCCGGCCGCGGTGCGTTGATCTGCTTGCCTCCCCACTCCGAAAGACAAACCACGCAACGCACACCGGGGTCTTCGGGCGGCGCCGGGCGCGTGGTGGCGGTCACGCTCGTGGCTTCGGTCATCGGCGCGGTCCCTTGACTGCTTGGTTGGCTGCGCTCTCCGCGGTCAACGCCGCGTATCCCACCGCGTCTAGCCAGTCATCGGCGCACGGCTTCCCGCCGTATCCTCGAGAGAGCTTCAGGCATAGCAACAGCACCCAGCCGTCACGCTCGGTGAGGTCGTGCTGCGTTAGGTCGTTGAACGCTTCCACCGCGCGAGCCATTGAGCGCTCACCGTCTGCCAGGTCACGCTCCTGGCCCCGTTGCTCAAGCGTGGCAGCCGCAGCCGCCAAGACTTCCGTGGCTTTCATTCACTCCCCCCAGAGTTTTGGCTTGTAAGTCTCAAAGCAAAAGTCACCGTGACGCAGGATGCGAGCCATACGCGCGCACGTAAGCGCTTCCTCGCGCGTGTGCCCGGCAGCCGTCCACGCAGGCAGCACGAGCGCCTCCCAGCGCTCAAGCAGCGAGCCGGTGGCGCCCGCGGCCAGGATCTTGCGAGCTTTGACGGGGCCGATCCCGCGCAGCCCTTCGTACCCGTCCGTGCGATCCCCCGTCAGCGCTTGAGCCAGAAACGCGTCATCTGCCTCAACCTCAGAGACCTCAAGCACGCCGCTCTCCGGTTTGTCCCAATTGAAGTGAAGCCCCGGCACCGTGAGCAGGTCTTTGTCTATCGAGCAAACAACGGGCGGCAGCGTTTCGCTGGTCTCAAGCGTGGTGGGCACGGGGGGGCTCGTTGCCATAATCCCAAGCACGTCGTCGGCTTCCAGCCCTTCCACGGTGAGGGTCTCGTGGGTGGCTTCCACGTAGTTGCGCAGCGCGGCAATGCCAATGGGCTTGTGGCGGGTCTTCCGGTTGGCTTTGTACGTCGGCAGCAGGTCTCTCCGAAAGTTACTACCCGAAGACAACGCCACCACGTACTCAGCAGCCCCGAGCTGCTCAAGCACGTCGCTCACGAGGTCGTCAAACACCGCGGCGCTTTCGTCGGGCCACGTCCACGCGGTGAGCAGCTCGCGCTCGGTAGCGTCTTCCGCGTTTTCCACGTCCCAGCTCACGACCTTTTCAGCCGCAAACGCAGCGCGATACACAAGCACGTCCCCGTCAATCAAACACCGCAGCCGCGTCATTGCTCGCCCCCTTTGCCCAGGTTGCACGCCCCGCAGAGCGTTTGGAGGTTGCGGGGGTGGGCGCTTCCGCCCGCGCTGTGGGGGGTGATGTGGTCAACGTGAAGCTCGGCACGGCTCGCGCTGACCCCGCAGTGCTGGCAGCGGAAGCCGTCCCGCTTGAGTACCCGGTGGCGCAGCGCTGCCGTGATGCCCGAGCTGATCCCGCTTGCGCTTGCTTGCGTGGGGGGAGGGCTGCCCGCTTCGGGCCACGGCTCGCCCTGGCGGTGGGCCAACGCAAGCCGCGCCAGCTCGCGCTCCAGCGCACCGCACACCAACGCGTTGAGGGTGGGCGCGGCAGCTTTCCGGTGGTCTTCAAGCCAACGCACTGCGGTCTTGGCTTGCGCGTACAGTTCCCACGGCAGCCGTATCGTGGTGCGGTGCAGCATCAGTGCGTCTCTGCCCAGCTCGCGCCTAAGTGGTACTCACCCGCCAGCGCAATGCGGTAGCCGAGCCTGCGCCCCGCGGTTTCAATCGCGTCGCACATGCGTTGCCCCAGCACGTTCGCCAGGTGGGGCGGTGCCTCAAATTGCAGCTCGTCGTGGACCCACAGCAGCGGCGCGAAGTCTTGGCCCAGCACCCAGCCGCAGCCCTCCAGCCCGGTCATGAGTTGATAGAACGCGGTCTTCATAATTACCGCTTCATCACTTTGCAGCAGGTCGTTGAGCGCGCCGTGCTCGCTGCGCACCGGGATGACGCGGCCGTCAAGCCCGCGCAGCCACCCGAAGCCCGAGCGCTTGGGCTTGCGGTGGCGGCCCAGCGTCGTGGAGGTGGGCGGGTTTCCCCGAGCAAAGCACGCGGCGCAGTTCTCAACGAGCTGCTCAAGCCCCACCACTTTGCTGGCGAGCTTCTCGCGAGACTTGCGGCCCAGGGCTGCGCACTGACTCAGCGGCGGCGGCGGCGCCTCGTTGTCTCCCGCTTCGTATGCCTCGCGCCAGTCTTCCACGACGATGCTGCCTAGCTTCCGGTCAGCGGCGCCAAACAGCATGGCGTACGTGTACGTTTTCTGGTTGCGCCGGTAGTGGAGCCCGGTGGCTTGCTGCCAAGCGGTGTGCGGGTCGGACTCAAGCAGCACCCGCGCAAACTCACCCCCGTCAAACGCTGCCAAGCGGTGCGCAAGCGCTCGGAGCTGGAGCCCGCTCGCGTCAGCCCCAACCATCACCCAGCCCTCGCGCGTGGGCCGGAACAGCTCGCGGCACTCTTTCCCCCACGGCTTACCGCTCGCAGGGACTTGCGCCAGGTTGGGCTTGCGGTGGCTCGCGCGGGTCGTGCGGGTGCCCAACGTCTCGCAGCGCCCGTGAATGCGCCCGTGCTTGGTGACGAGCTTGCGCCACGCGTTTTGCCCATCGCTAAGGGCACCGAGCCGCTTGCTGACCAGCAGATACTCACGGACCAGCGGCACGGCTTCCCACTGCGTCAGCTCCGAGAGGGTTTCGTCATCGCACGTGGCAACACCGTCCGCGCCGAAGTCTTTGGGCTTCCACCCGTAGAGCTGCCGCAGCCCGCGCTCAATATGCTTGGCGCTGCTCGGGTTAAATTCAACGGTGCGCACTTTGGTGTACGGGCACCCCTCCATCACGTTGCGGTAGCCGTCTTCCCCTGGCTTGACTTTGCGGCTGCGCTGGGTGCGTTTGGGTGTGACTTGCTCCACTTCCTCGGCCCACGGCGGGAACAGCTCGCGCAGCTCGGTGACTAGCGCTTGCTGGCGAGAGCGCAGGCGCACCTCCAGCTCAAGCGCTTTGGCGTCGTCAAACCCCACCCCGTTGCGCTCCATCTGGCCGACGTAATACGCCACCCACGTCTCAAGGGTGAGGCTCTCGTGGGAGTGCTGCGGCCAACCGTATTGGCTGCTGCTCGCCAACAGGTAGCGGTGGAGCTTCGCATTGAGGCTCACGTCTCTCATGCAATACGCAAGCAGCTCGGGGCTGTAGGTCATGCTCTCAACGTCTTCCACCTCACTCAAAAACTCACCTTTGAGGTGGTTGAGCCGGTAGCCCCAGCTCTCAAGGCTGTGCGCGTTGAGCAGCCGCGCGGGCATCCTGGCCTCTTGCTCTTTGTCGGTTCCCCCGTCCCGGCGCCGAAACTTCACGCTGCGCGCCCACATCGTTGACCCGAAGATCAAGCGGGACGCAATGAACGTGTCAAAGACTTTGACCTGGCACCGCCACCCGTCAAAGAGCTGCTCTAGCACCGGCAAGTCAAACCGCGTGATGTTGTGGCCCGAGACGGTTTCGCGCTCGTTGATCCAGTGCGGCAGGGTATCCAGCGGGAGGGCTTCCGCCCCAACCCCTCGCGGCGGCTGCTCCCCCGCTGGCTACCAGACGACCCGCTTCCCCGTTTCCACTTCCTCAGCAGCAGCGCAAAGCAGCGTCAGCTCGGGGCCGCGGTCCAGCAAGCCGTTGGTCTCAAGGTCAAAAACCCACGTACCCTTTGCGCTCGTCAAAACGGCACCTCAATCACGTCCGCGGTTGAGTGGTGGGGGAGGTGGTTAGCGGCAGCAAAGTCAGCGGGCGTGGCTTCGGCAGCGCTCTCAAACAGCCGCCCGGTTGCGTGGTCGTAGCTGAGCGGGATGACCGTGCCGGTGCCGCGTCCGGTAAAGCGGTCTTTGAGGATGCGCAGCCGGGTCTCCCCTTGCACTGCGGGGTCGTCGCTCTGGGTGTCGCGCTCCAGGCCAAAGAGGAAGTGGGACCAAAAGCCGATAGCGCGCGAGCCGCGGAAATGCCGAATCATCACGCGGCCCCCTTCCTCGTGGGGGACTCCCTCGGGCGTTGCTAGGTGGCTCACGAGGTTGACGCTGACGCCAAGCCCCACGGCCAGGCTCGCCACCTCTTCCATCAACACCTCTAGGCTGCGCCGCTCGTCACCGGGGTCAGCCAGCGCGGTGAGGTGGTCGAGAAAGAAATCTTGCACCCCCTCAGCTATTGCCAGGTGCCTGATGGCCCCGCGTATCTCGCCCCAGTCTTTCGCGCCGAAGTGGTCAAGCAGGTGGAGCGCGGGGCCGTCAGCGAGCTGCTCTAGCGATTGATGCAGCTCGGCCTCAGTCCAACCAGCTCCCGGCACCCAGAACGGCTTCCCCGCAATCTTTCCGGCCACGCGCGTGACCGTATCCACGGGCGACCCCTCCAAGTAAATCGCGGCCACGGGGCTCTCAAGCTCGGTGAGGGTGTGCGCAATACACTGGGTAAAGAGGTCAGTCTTACCCACGCCCGTGCCCGCGCCCCACGTGGTGACCTCCCCGTTGCGGCGCCCAAACGTGGCCGAGGTCAAGCTGGGAAACGGCCAGGGCTTCCCGATTTCCGCGGGTTTCTTGGCTTCCTCCAGCACGTCCCGCACGGTGACCAGCCCGCCCGGCTTGTGGGGAGTGGCTTGCCAAAACGCCCGCGTGAGGTCGTCCCCCCGCCCGTCCATCCATAGCTCGCTCGGGTCTTTGCCGGGGAGCGAGGCAAGGCACACTTTGCCAGGCGTAAAGAGCTGGCTGCACTTCTCAACCGCAGCTCGCCCGGCTTCGTCTTCGTCAAACATCAAAACCACTTGCTCAAATTGCTCAAGCCAGCCGAGAGCAGCGCCAACCGCGTTGACGGCATCGGCAGCGCCGGAGGGAAGACTAACCACCGGCCACGAGCCCCCGAGCGCTTCTGACAGGGCAAGCGCGTCGTGCTCCCCCTCGGTGATAGCCACGCGGCGCCCTGGCTTGTAGAGCTGCATCCCCCACAGCGGGAGCGCTTTGGACCGATCCCCAGCCCACGCAAACCGCTTGTCAGCGCTGCGGAAGTGCTGCGCCACCACGCGGCCAAACGCGTCCACATACTCAGCGACCTGCGCAACCTGGCCCCAGCGGGCGCCCACCCCGTAGCCGTAACGCTTGGCAGTGTTGAGCGACACGCGGCGGGTGGGAAAGGGCTGCCAGTCCACCGGCACCAGCTCCGCGCTCGTGCTGCTCGTGGGCGTGGCGCGCTGGGGCTGCTGCTGGTGGGGAAACGGGCGCGAGCTGCTGCTGCCCTCGGGCTGGCTGCTGGTCTTGCACGCAAAGCAATACGTTGAGCCGTCGTCGTACACCGCAAGGTTGTCGCCACTGGTGTCCCTGCCGTTGGCGCGGCAATCCGGGCAAGCGTCGTGGCGCACAAACTCAGCCAACCGCGTCCCCCTCGCACCCCTCCAGCCAGCTCTCAGGCAAGCTCGGCCCTTGGCACCACGCAATGCCGTGCTTGGTCGCCCACTCCCCATAATTCGCGGGGAAGCGGGTGCCCTTGCCAATCCGGCTGCTGGCGTTTTGGAAGCACAAGCGGAAGTCAAACCGGGGGTGGGTCGCGATCAAAGCCAAAAACGCTTTGCGGTCTTCGCTCGGGAAGTAGCCTTTGGCCTCAATAAATATGCCGTTGGCTAGGCGGAAATCCGGCACGGCTAAGTGCGGCACGGCATACGGAAGCTCTACGGGTTCGTAAAGCCAACCAACCCCGGCCAAGTCCAACGAGGCAGCAACCGTGGACTCAAACCGGGACCGGAAGCGTATGCCGTGCCGCACCGTTGCACGCCCGCGCTTAGAAATCGCTAGCACTCCCATTGGCGCCGGGGGTGCTCCCCACCTCTTCCACGTGGTCCGCTACGTGACCGCTGGTGCCCATGAGCAGCTCGCGGGCTTGTTCTTCTACGGCTTCGGGTTCGTCAGGCCCCCCGGCGCCATACTCGACGAGCTTGTGCACGCAGCACGCAACCGGCTGGAGCGTGACGCCAGCGCGGCCCCCTGCGGCCCAGCGGTACGGGGTAAACGCAACCTGTGCCTCAGTCCCGTTGCCCATCTGGACGCTGGCCGGGAGCGGTGAGCCGTCCGAATAGAACACAGCCGGGCGCCGGTCCCACGTCGTGCCGTCCCGCTTCTGCACGGTCGCACGCACCCGAAAACGAAAATCCCAAAACTCCCGGCCTTGCTCGTCCACCTCAACGGTCACGGCCGGGGTGGGGTCGAAGGTGCACCCGTTCTGCTTCGCGGCTTCCTCGCGCCAGCCGTCAATGGCGGTGACAAACGGCAGCGCGTCTTCCTCGTCGTAGACTCGCAGCGTCGTCTCATACTTCGGCTGGTCGTCGCCCTTGAAGCTGTGCGGGACCAGCAGCCGCGGAAACCGCAGCAGCCCCACCGGGCTCTTGAACATCTCACCCATCGGTCTTGCCTCCCTGCGCCCACTCTGGGCGCGCTTTGTACGTCGGGGGGTTGGCCCCGCGGTCCATCTGGATTGCACCAAGCAACTCAAAGCACCCCAGCGCAAGGCTGGTGGCTTGGGCACGGCCCCGGAGCTGCTCGCGGAGCTGGTCAAACGTCCAAACCGTTTCAGGGTTGCGCTTGAGCAGCGCGGAAAGCCGCAGCGGCAGCGCTAGAAACCGCTCGCTAGGGAGCAGCCCCCGGACGGCAAGAGCCCCGGCAGCCCCAAGCTCGGCCGCCAGGTCAAGAGCGGCGCCAGGGTCAGGGCGCACCGTCAGCGCCCCGAGCTGCTCCCGCGTGACGGGGACCTCGCGCTGCTTGCGGGTGGTCAGCTCGCCCCGAGCCGTGAGCAGCTCCCAGCGCATTGTCTGCGTGGAGTGTCCGCGCTCGTTTTCCGTGCAAGCCACCCAAGCGGTGACCACGCAGTCAACCCGCTCGGCTTCGCTCTCCCACGTCAAGCGCTTGCTGATCCGGTGCAACGCTTCAAACAACTGAACACCCCCAAGCCCGATGTCTCGCACGTCTTCAGGCATCAAGCCGAGCCGTGGCAGCCGGGGCAGCGGCGCCAGGCGAAGGCCCAGCGCTGACGCCACCACCCGCGGCCCCCGCAAACGAAACAGCCGCGCGGCTTCGGCCACGCGCTCATTGCTGGCGAGCCCGCGTCCCGTAGTTGGGGGGCAGGTGCACTGAGAGCGTTGAGCCGCTGGCGGTGTGATAGACGGCAGCCCAGTGAGCGAGCTGCTCGGCAAAGTCTTGGGCGGCTTCAGCGGTGTGGAAAAACTCGCGCCGGTAGGCGAGGGCGCCATCGGGGCCGGGCTCGCGCTCAAGGAAGCCCACCCACCACGCGGCGGGCTCAGCCAGACCCGTAGGCGCGGGGGCTGCGAGCTGGAGCAGCTCAAACCCGCAGCGGTCCAGCGCTACGTCAGCGAGCTGCTGAGCCTCGGTGGCTTTGCGTACCGCATCCCAGTCAACCGCCGCGTGTGGCTCGTAGCTTTGTGAGATTGACCCGCAGATTGCTGCGGCTTTAGCTTGCCTCCCCATCGCGCTGGCCCCCCCCCGAAACGCTGATGAAGGGGAGTTGGTGGCTCACTATTTTCCGCGCGTCAAACAAAAAACGCAGAAAACTGTGGCCTTTAATTAGTTACATGCTCTCAAAAACCACAAAAATGCACCACGTGGGGCAGGGGTGCCGGGGTTAACCCTCGTCTTCCTCGCTGTGGTTTCGGAGTGTCTCAAGCCACGCCGGGTTGTCCCCTTGGATTTCCAGCGCTCGGTTGAGTGCTTGGAGCAACCCCTCGGCCCCTTCGCCCCCAGGGTCAACCTGCTGACGAAAACGGGTCAAAGCCGGGTCATGACAGTGGGGGTCGTCGTCGCGCAACCGCTCCAAAACAGCGCTGATGATTTCATGGGCCGCGGTGCCCGGCTCGACAAATTGCCCATCAACGTAGTGGCTGCCGGGGAGCGGCATACGCAGGTCAAACACCAGCGCGCCGCGCCCGAGCTGCTCGCGGTAAGCGGGGTTAACCGCAACGGTGCAGCGGATCAGCACGTCATAAGGGACCGAGCTGCTGCCGGTGATGTAGTTCCGCATGGTGCTGGGGCTCACCTTCAAGTCTTCGGCCATCCGTGTGACGTTGCCGTCCCAGTGGTCGGCGCACTCCCGCCTCAATATCCCCGCGTCAGGCGTCATCTGACCTTTAGCGACCGGGAGCCGCTGCCAAGCAGACCGCCGCTGAGTATTCACTTGGTTACACCTCTTGCCGCGCTCAATTGCGCGAGACAAAAAAAACCCAAAAAAAAAGCAAACGCAAGGTCTGTGAATCCGTCTTTAGTAACTAAGGGTTACCTAAGAAACGCTAGCGACAAAGAGGGGGGGAGAGAGGGAAACCTACACCACCCCCCCAAGGGTGGGCCTCAGAAACCCAAGCCGGGGGACAAACCCTCAAACCCTCCAGGCTCCCCCGTCCGGGGTTGAGCTGGAGGTGCTGAGGGTGGCACCCCGTCCCCCTTGGGTGCCCCCTCAGCCTCTCTATCACCCACACCCTCCCATTGAGGTGTTGACGATGCGCTTTTTTGTCCTGTTGGTGTTCCTTCTCGCTGCGAGCTGTGCCACCACCAACGTGGTTCCCGGTGTTGCTGTGGGTGGCACGGCTGCCGTCAACGGTGACCTCAGTGCCACGGTCACGGTCAGCCCGCAGGGTCTCATTTGTACGCTGCTGGACTTGGTAAACCTTGACGACCTGTGCCCCCCCGGAGCTTCCGAGACGGAGCCCGCGCCGGTTGCTGGTGTGCCCACCGCTCGCGCGTGGACTCCCGCCGACCCGGTGGCGTTGCGTTGCTCGGTGTTTGCGCCACGTATGACCTCGGTGCCGTGCTTGGCTTCGCCTATCGCTCCCACGCGGTATTACGGCGGCCACGTTTGAAGCGTTGGCAGCGCGTCTTCATCAAGCTCGCGGCCCCGTTCATCCTCTCCATTGTGCGGGATGCGGTGGCCGCGTTCTTTGCTTGGGCACGCACGCACTTTGACGGCAACGAGCTGGACGGCGCCAGCAACCACCTTGAGGGCAAGCTAAGCGCTGCCGAGCTGGCGGTGGTTTCCGAGCTGCTCGCGGTGCTGGAAGACCGAGCCCAAGCCCACGCACGAGAAGCCATCACCACGGGCGCGGTTTCGCTCGATAGGTCTGGGTGAGAGATGTGTTGCACCAGCTTGCCACCGAGCTGCTTTCGCTGATGCTCAACACCGAAGCCGACACGGTGATAGCGATGGACGAAAACGGCAACAGCATCCAGGCGAGCGTCACGGACTTTGACGGGTTGCTGGACGGGCTGGCGCGGCTTGAGCTTGCGGGGTACTCGGTCACCGGGATTGCACGGCGCGGCTTGGTTGACGCGGGTGCTGGTGACGTGTTCAACGCTCCCACCCCAGGGGACTACGCAGACGTGAGCGTTGCGGAAGACGGCACCGTAACGGTGAGCCCTGACGCGGACTGGCTCGGTGCCTAGCGCAGCTCCCGCGTGGTGCCCGCGCTGCCAGACCCCGCACAGTGATGGCTGTGCCGCGCGGCTTCGGGAGCAACGCAAAGCCCTCGACCTGCGCCGGGGGAAAACCGCAGCTCGCGGCTACGGGGGCAAGTGGCAGCGCACACGGGCGCGCTACCTGGCGCAAAACCCGCTGTGCGTGCGTTGCCTCGCTAATCAGCGCACTGAGGTGGCCGTGGTGGTTGACCACGTTGTGCCCAAGAGCCAAGGGGGCACGGACGACGCGAGCAACTACCAAGCGCTCTGCGTGCCGTGTCACAACCGCAAGACCGCAGGGGAAGACCGCGCACGTGGGTGAGAGCGAAACGCTGGTGAGCCATTACCGCTTCACGGCCCTTGACCGCTTGTCGCTCTGTGTTCACTTCCTGGCGTGGGGGTTGGTTGCGCTCGTCAGTCCGCGCGGAGCCCTTGAGGCAATGCTTGCGAGCGCTGAGGAAGCCCGGCGGCTTGAAGCGCTGCACACCATCGCACGCGCATACAACAAGTATTGAGGGGAGGGGTGGGTGATATCCCTACGCCCCCCAAAGCCCTGACCGCACTGGGCCCGTTTCGCACGCGGCGGCATGTTTCCAGCGACCTCCCCCGCTGATTTTGAGGTAACCGAGACCTGATGGGAGCACGCGGCCCCGCACCGAAGCCCTCAGCGCTCAAGAAAGCCGAGGGCACTTACCGACCAGACCGAGCAGCCGGTGGCAACGAGCCCCAGCCACCCGAGGTCGTAGACCTGGCGCAGCCCGCGTGGCTCGACGTTTACGCGGGGCTCAAGTGGCGCGAGCTGGCCCCCGTGCTGGTGAAGGTGGGCGTGCTGAAACTCACGGACCTTGATGCCCTCGCGGCTTACTGCGTGGCTTGGTCAACGTGGCGCGCGGCTGTTGAAAACTTCGAGGATGAACTAGCCGCCCCCGCGGTCCCCGGCTCTGAAGCGGACAAACTCCGCAACCAACGGCTCACGCTGTTTGAGCGAGCAGCTCGGGAAGCCAATAAGCAGATGGCTACGTGGGGCGACCGGCTAGGACTAAGCCCGAGCCAGCGCACCAAGGTGAGAGCGAGCGAGGGGGCGCCGACAAGTGGCAACAGCGGCACCGCGTTCTTCCAGTGAGCTGGTGCTGCCGCTTCCGCTTGATGCTCGCGCCGCGTATGCGCAGCGGTGGGGGGTACTTGAGGACGAGCTAGCCGCGGGTCAGCTCTCGCGTGTGGAGCAGTTTTTCGAGCAACACCTAACGCACACAAAGGGCAAGTGGATGGGGGAGCCCTTCCAGCTTTTGCCCTGGCAGCGCAAAGTCTTGCGGGATGTATTCGAGACCCGCAACGCAGACGGCACGCGGCAGTACCGCACGGCTTACATCAGCGTGCCGCGGAAGAACGGCAAGACCGAGTTCGCCGCGGGCATTGCGCTCTACATGCTGGCGGGTGACGAGGAAAACGGGGCCGAGGTTTACGGCGCAGCCCACGACCGAAACCAAGCGGGCACCCTTTACACGATGGCCCGCAGGATGGTGCAAGCAGACCCGGCAATGGCAAAAGCCATCAGGGTGCTGCGCAATTCGATGGTCTTTGACTCCCCGGCCCACGGGCAGTGTTACTACCAACCGCTCAGCAGCGACGCGGGCGGGGCGCACTCCACAAGCCCCCACTGCGCAATCTGCGACGAACTGCACACGTGGACGGGGCAGCGCGGGCGCGAGCTTTACGAAGCACTGACAAGCGGCCAGGGAAGCCGCGAGCAACCCCTCACGCTGGTCATCACGACGCGAGGAAACGACCGGCAAGGCATCTGCTTTGAGCTTGATGACTACGCGGACAAAGTTGAGCGGGGGGTAGTGGAAGACCCGACGTTCTACAGCTTCCGCGCTTTTGCTGAGGTCGAAGCGGACTGGCACGACCCGGCCACGTGGGTGGCAGCCAACCCGAGCGTGGGCAGAACGGTCTCGTGGCGATTTCTCCAAGAGCGCTACGGCAAGACCCACGGAAGCCCTAGCGCTCGGTCAGCGTTTCGCACGTTCAACCTCAACACGTGGGGCCAAGCAACTAGCCGGTGGATTGACCCAGCACGCTGGGCAGAGTGCGCCGCAACCTTTACCGCGGAAGAGCTGCACGGGCGCAAGTGCTTTGGCGGGCTCGACCTCAGCAACACCACGGACTTGACCGCGTTTGTGCTGGCGTTTCCCCCGGTAGACGGGGCCGAGCCGTGGAAGCTGCTTCCGTTCTTTTGGATACCGCAGGACAACATTGCCGAGCGCAAGCGCAGGGACGGGGTGCCCTATGACCAGTGGAGCCAAGACGGCTACCTCACGGCCACGCCGGGCAACATTGTTGACCACGGCCAGGTCATCGCGCAGGTGGAGCAGCTCGCCACGGTCTTTGACATACAAGCCATTGCTTTTGACCGCTGGGGCTCGGTGCAAGTCAGCACCCGGCTGCAAGACGCGGGGCTAGAGCTGGTCGCGTTTGGTCAGGGCTTCGCGTCTATGAGCCCCCCCACCAAGAGCTTGGAAGAAAAAGTGATAGACGGCTCGGTGGTACACCCGAGCAACCCGGTGCTCACTTGGTGCGCCGACAACGTTGTAGTCAGGCAAGACGAAGCCGAGAACAAAAAGCCCGATAAAGCCCGCAGCGCTGAGCGCATTGACGGGGTGGTCGCGGCAATCATGGCTCTGGGAATCGCTGAGGCAGACACGCCCAGCACCGAGCTGCTCACGTCTTCGCCCGTCTCGTTTTTCTAAGGGGTAGCGTTTGGCGCTGCTTGAAAAGCTCAAAGACCTGACGCGGTGGGGTGGTAGTGGTGGTGAGAGGGGCGAAGCGGAAGAGCGCTCCACCCTGAATCACCCGGCCCCGTGGCTTTCTGACGCACTGATGGGAGCGTCAAGCCCGAGCGGGGCACGGGTCAACGCGTCCACCGCTATCAGCGTCCCCGCGGTTTGGTCTGCTATCCGCGTCCTGGCGGACTCGCTCAGCTCGCTGCCGTTTCACTTGCGCGAGCGCGTCCCTGGCGGCGGCACCCGCGACGCTGAAAACCACCCCGTGTTTCGGGTGCTGTACGTGGCGCCCAACCCGCGGCAGACCCCGCGAGAGTTCTGGGGAGCAATGCACGCGTGCGTGATAGCCCGCGGCAACGCTTACGCCCAGGTCATCCGAGACAACGGTGGCCGCGTCCGCGAGCTGCTCCCCCTCCACCCCGCTCGGATGCGCGCGGTGCTTACTGACTCGGGGGAGGTGGGTTACGTCTACGTCAGACCGGACGGCACTAGCCGCTTGTTTGCCGCGGGCGAGCTACTGCGGCTTCACGGGTTGAGCTTTGACGGTGTGGAGGGTGTGAGCCCGCTGACCGCGCACCGCCGAGCGCTCGGGCTAGCGATTGACTCGGAAGAGAGCGCGGCCCGGTTTTACGGTAACGGCGCCCGGCCCGGTCTCAGCATCAAGCTGCCGGACGGCATCAAGCTGAGTGAAGAGGCGCGGGTGCAGCTCAAAGCGGAGCTAGCGCGAGAGTTTGAGGGAAGCGCCAACGCGTTTCGCACGATGGTGCTTGACCAGGGTGCCGACGTTGCGCAAATCGGGCTGGCCCCCGGTGACATGCAGTTTTTGGAGTCGCGCACCATGCAGGTGCGAGAGGTGGCGCGGATCTTCCGAGTCCCCCCGCACCTCTTGGGTGACCTGGCAGACGCAACGTTTTCCAACGTGGAGCAGATGGGCCAGGAGTTTGTCACTTACTCCCTCATGCCTCACGTGGTCGCGGCCGAGCAAGCGGTGCGCCGGGACTTGCTGACCGAAGCCGAGCAGCTCGCGTACACGCCCAAGCTGAACGTGAGCGCGCTGCTCAGAGGGGACGCCCAGACCCGCGCCAGCTTCTACTCCACCATGACTCAAAACGGGCTCATGAGTAGCAACGAAGCCCGCGCGCTCGAAGACCTCAACCCGAGCGAGCAGCAGGGCGCCGATGACCTCAGAGTGCAAAGCGCGCTCGTGCCGCTTGACCTACTTGGCACCACCCCCAACGAAGGCAGCCCCGCTCCCGCCAACAACGGTGAGCAGCGCAGCCAACCCGTTGACGTGGAGGTCACCGAGACCCCGCCCGAGCCTGACGGGTTTCTGCCCGCTCCCGAGGAAGCCCGCGCCGAGCCCGGCTACACCGCACGGCTGGACGCCCACGAGCGCATCAAGGAAACGCTGAGCGCTGCTGCGACCGAGCTGCTCAAGGAAGAGCTAGCCACCGTGCGCAAGCTCGTGGCCGAAGCAGGGACCATCACCGAGCTGCGTATTGGGGTGGAAGAGCTTTACGCACGGCGCCGGGAGGTTGCGCGGGAAGTGCTGGCCCCGGCTTTTCAAGCGGCGCTGCTGCTTATTGCTGAAGCGGCTGCGGCTGAGGTGGGCAAAGAGCTGACGCGAGGCGCCACCCTTGACCGCTTCATTGAGGGTGTGATTGACGCCCGAGCAGCTCGCTGGGTCCGCAACGGTCGCAAGCAGCTACTAGACCTGGCGGAAGAGGAAGAGCCGCGGGCAGCCATCACCGAGCGGCTGGACAGTTGGGAGCAAGAGCGCGCCGCCACGTACGCGGAAAAGCAAAGCACCGAGGTGGGGGGAGCGGCTGCGCAGTTTGCGTGGGCTGCCGTGGGTGTGGCCGCAATGCAGTGGCGCACGCGCGGGGATAACTGCCCCGTCTGCAATCAGTTGAACGGCAAGCAGGTGAGGCTCGGGACCGGGGAGCCCTTTGCGCAGGAAGGCTCGTTTTTGCCAGGCAGGGACGGCTCCGGCATGAAAGCCAGCCGCACGACGCGCCACCCCCCGATCCACAAAGGCTGCAACTGCTTCCTCACCCCGAGCGTTTAGAAGGGCACCGGAATGACTGAAGAGCGACGCACACACATTGGCGACCTTGAGCTGCGTGACGCAGGCGACGACGCGCCCCCGCGGCTTCGGGGATACGCTGCCGTCTTCAACAGCCCCAGCCGCGACCTCGGTGGCTTTCGCGAGATTATCCGCCCCGGTGCTTTTGCTCGCGCTCTTTCCGAGGGCCAGGACGTGGTTGCGCACTGGCAGCACGGACGCGGGCAAGACCTCCCGCTGGGCCGCACGTCTTCCGGCACGCTTCGGCTTTTCGAGGATGACCGCGGGCTGGGCTTTGAGATTGATATGCCGGAAACACAGCACGCGCGTGACCTCGGGGTGGCCGTCAAGCGTGGGGACGTTTCGGGCGTTTCGTTTGCTTTCGTCGCAGACCATGACGATGCGTTTCGGGTCACGCGTGACGCGGACGGGGAAGTGCTGCGCGAGCTGCTTGACGTGGACTTGCGGGACGTGTCGCCCGTGGTGACCCCCGCCTACAGCGCGCCGAGCTTGGAGCTGCGTGAGCTGGTTGAGACGTTTGACGCGTTTGATGGTGTAGGGGAAGAGCCGAAGACGGCCCCCGAGCCCATCGACCTTGAGACGTACCGGCGCCGGTTGCGCTTGATCGAGCGCAGCTAGCTCCCACCATTTTCAGCCGCAGCGGCGGCTTCGCTGCTCAATCGAATTGGGCACCCACATCAAAGACCCCCCCAGTGGGGTGGGGTTGAGGTTTGAAAACATGCAGAGCATCGAGAAGCTAAAGGGCCGCCGTAACGCGATCATCGCGGAGCAGCGGTCCACCATCGACAAGGCTGGCGCCGAAGAGCGTGGGCTTACGGTGGAAGAGCGTGAGGCGTTCGACCGCCACGACGCGGACATTGAGCAGCTTGACGCGGACATTGCCCGCGAGGAGCGGCTGCTCGCCCGTGAGGCTGAGCTGGCCGAGGTTGCGGAAAAGCGGGAAGCCCCTGCGGTTGAGACCGCGGACGCTGACCCGGTTGGGCGTGGCTCCAAGGTGTACGCCCGCGCGTGGGACCAGTACATGCGCCACGGCGTCAACGGTGTGACGGACCCCGAGGAGCAGCGCGCTCTCAGCGTGGGCACCAACAGCGCGGGCGGCTTTCTGGTCCCCGAGGACTTTGAGCGCACGCTGGTGGAGTCCCTCGCCGACAACAACGTCATGCGCTCCCTTGCAACGGTGGTGACGACCGAGGGCGACAAGCCCATCCCGGTGGTTTCCTCCGAGGGCGCGGCAGCGTGGACGAATGAAGCGGCGAGCTTCAACCAGAGTGACGACGTTTTTGCCCAGGTCACCCTCAACGCGTACAAGGCCACGCGGCTCATCAAGACCAGCACCGAGCTGCTGCAAGACTCCGCATTTGACCTCCAGGCTCACCTGGCTCGCTCGTTTGGGCGCAGCTTCGGGACGCTGGAGGAAGCGGCGTTTGTGGACGGTGACGGCTCCAGCAAGCCCACGGGTGTCACTGGCGGTGCGTCGGCTGGTGTCACGGCTGCGGGTGCTGCGGCCATTACGGCTTCGGAGCTGATTGATCTGATCTACTCGCTGCGGCGGGTGTATCGGCCGCGCGCTCGGTTCCTGATGGCAGACGGGACGCTCAAGGCTGTGCGGAAGTTGCAAGACAGCAACAGCAATTTCCTCTGGCAGCCGAGCTTCCAGGCTGGTGAGCCTGACCGCATTGGCGGCTACCCCGTCGCCACGAGCGTGTCCATGCCCGCGATGACCACCGGCAACATCTCGGTGTTGTTTGGGGACTTCTCCTACTACTGGGTAGGCGACCGGGCTGGCCGTTCTTTCCAGCGGCTGGACGAGCTTTACGCGGCCACCGGCGAAGTGGGCTGGGTTTCCAGCTACCGCGTGGACGGCAAGCTGACTCTGGCCGAAGCGGTCAAAAAGCTCACGCAGGCGTAGCCCGCCGCGGTCTGAGCTTCTGCCCCGAGAGACGGGGGGAGGGGTGGCCTAGCGCTGAGCCGGGCTGCCTCTCCCCCTCTCTCTCCCCCCTTTTGTTTATTTCTCTTTGTGAGGTGTGAGCTGTGCCCGAAGACCAGAGAGCCCCCCAGCCGAGCGCGAAAGCGGACCCGGTGGAGGTCACCATTGTGGTGCCGTCTGCGGGTGTTGACTTCACACGCGCCCCCGGTGACGTGGTGGAAATGAGCCGCGACGAAGCCGCGCGCAGTTTGGTGCTCGGTTACGTGGACGTAGAAGACCCGGCCCTGCGTAAAGCGTTGCGGGCTGAGGGTGCTGCGTTTCGCAAGCTCCGCGCGCAAGAGGCGGGGGTGGGTGAAGGTTGAGCCTCACCGTCTCGTCAGAGCCCTCGGTGGAGCCTCTCAGCCTTGCTGATGCGAAGACGCACCTACGCGTCACCACCACCGCGAGCGATGACTACATCACGGCGCTGGTCACGGTCGCCCGCAAGCACGTCGAGAACGTGACCGGCCGCGCCCTCATCACGCAGACGCTCGTCTACACGCTCGCGGAGCTGGACGACCGTATGCCGCTCCCGCGTGCCCCGGTCGCGAGCATCAGCAGCGTCAAGCTCTACAGCGACGCCAGCGCAGCGACCACGGTGGGCTCGGGCGTGTACACCACGAGCAGCTCGGGCGAGCGGGTAAGCGTCGTCCGTGAGGATGACGAGAGCTGGCCCACGGTAACCCTGCGCAGCTTTGACCCGGTTGAGGTCACGTTTGTTGCGGGCTACGGGGCAAGCGCGAGCGACGTACCCGCGGGCATCGTCCACGCCATCAAGCTGCTGGTGGGGCATTGGTTTGAAAACCGTGAGCCCGTCGTGGTCGGAACCATCACCGCGGCTGTGCCGTTGAGCGTGGACGCGCTCCTGGCCCCGTACACGTTGCGGGGTTTCTGAGCGGCCCATGCGAGCGGGTGAGCTGCGAGAGCGTTTCACGGTCAAAGCCGTCACGCGTGGGACCGCTGGGAGCTTCGGCGCCCCGAGCGTTTCGACGAGCACGGCCGGGACGTTGTGGGGGCGAGCTGTTCCCGCGGGCGGGCGCGAGGGCCAGGCGGCTGGCGCCAACGTCGAGGAAGTTGACTACGTGGTGACGGTTCGCGCCCAGGACGCTGACCACTACACCCTCACCGCTTCCGGCACGTATCTGGTGCATGACGAAACCAGCGAAGCCCTGAACGTGCGCGCGGTCTTGCGTGACGAAGGGCGCAACGCCACCCGCACGTTGCTGTGCCAAGTCCGCAGCCAGGACGGTCACGGCAATGCGTAGGGATGCCAAGGGCCGGTTCATCAAGGGTTCTGGCTCGGGTGCCCCACGCAAGACAAGCGGAGGCGGCGGCAGCGCAGCTCGTGCCCGCACAGCCGTCAACGCCCGCATGGAAGTGGTGGGGGATGTGGAGCTGGAGCGGATGCTGCTGCGTATGAGCCAGGCAGTAGCCAGCGAGCTGCTCGCGGACGCGTTGGAAGCCGGGGCCGAGCCGGTGGTGGCGAAAGCCAAGCAGCTCGTGCCGAAACGCTCGGGGCAGCTTGAGCGCTCTATTCGCTACGAGCTGGCCGAGCGCAGCGACCGATTGAGCCAGGGAGACGTTGGGCCAGCCTCGGGACCGAGCGAGCCCGATGACGGTTTTTATGGCTTCTGGGTTGAGTTTGGAAATTACGGAAAGCCCGGCACCCCGTTTATGAGCCGCGCCGCTGAAATGAGCAAAGACGAAGCGCAGCAGCGCATGGCTGACGTGATCCAAAAAGCGCTCTCAAAGGCTGCCCGCTGATGGCTTACGTGGAGGCGTCCGCGGTGAGCTGGCTGAAAGCTAACGCCACGCTCAGCTCGTTGATTAGCTCGCAGGTGTTTCCCCAAGTGGCCCCGGCTAGCAGCTCGCTGCCGTTCATCACTTACCAGACGGTCACGGACACGCCCGCGAGCGGGCTAGGCGGCAGCGCTGGGCTCAAGTTCGCCCGGCTTCGGTTTAGCTGCTTTGGCTCCAGCTACGGGCAGGCCAAATCAGTGGGCGCGCTAGTGCGCTCGACATTAGACGGCAACGGCTCAGCCATCTGGGAAGCCACCTTTGACGGGTACGACGCGGAAACCCGCACCCACTTCACGGTTGTTGACGTGTTGATCGCGGACGCGGACGACGAATAGCAAGCGCACCCGCGCTGCTCCCGGCCCGCCGCTCTTTTCAGTTTTCCCGGTTCGTATGCGCGTGTGCATTTGGCGCGGACGACGAAAAGCAAGACCCCACCACCCCCTTCATGGCGAGAGGATTGAGACGGCATGGCAACCATCAAAGGCATGGGCACCGCGTTCAAGATAGGCGACGGCACAAGCCCCACCGAAACCTTCACGGCTATTTCGGGCATCAAGTCCATTGGCATTCCTGGCTTGAGCGCTGACGTGGCAGACACCACGACGCTGGCCAGCACGAGCAACTACGAGGAAGCGCTGAGCACTGTGCTGCGCACGGGTGACCTGACCCTCTCGCTTTCGTGGGACCCCGACGACACCGAGCACCAGGGCTTCCTCACGGACTACGCCAGCGGCGCGGTCAAGAGCTATCAGATTGTCTTCACCGACACGACGCCGACCACGTTTCAGTTTTCGAGCATCGTCACGGGCGTGAGCATCTCGATTGAGACGGGCAGCGAGGTCACTGCCGAAGTGACGCTGAAGAACACGGGCGTGCCTAACTTCGCAGCGTAGAGGTAGGACATGGGCGCACTAACGAGCCTTGGCACAACGATAAGGGTTGGCGGCTTTGAGGTAGGACAGGTAACTGCCATTCAAGCAGTCAACCTTTCTGCGGACGTAGCCGACGTGACAACGTTAGCCAGCGCATCGAATTACGAAGAAGCAGCGTCTACCGTTCTTCGGTCTGGGGAGCTAGTTGTTTCCGTTGCGTGGGACCCGGACCTTACAACGCACTCCAATAGTATCTTCAGCGGAGCTATCGGAGAATGGCGAACGCAAGAGAATAAGAGCGTAAACATCACTTTTGCAAACGCCAATTCAAGTGTGTGGCAAATCTGGGGCTACGTCACCGGCATAGCCATTACAGCCGAGACCACTGACGTGTTGCGTGCTGACTTTACGTTTAAGACCACGGGCGCCGGAACGTTTACGAACTAACACGCGGAGGGATTGCCCGTGGGTGCGTTGAATAGCGCGGGGACTATCCTGCGGCTACAGAACACGACAGTGGGTCAGGTGGTGGGCATTTCCGCAGTTAACCTCAGCGCTGACCTTGCCGACGTGACCAGCCTTGATAGCGCGAGCAACTACGAGCACGTGCTTGGCAACGTGTTGCGGAGTGGTGAGGTGACGTTCTCAGTTATCTGGGACCCGGACAACGTGAGCCACGGTTCGGGTGGCAACGGTTTCATTGGGCGCTGGGAAGAGCAGAGCACCCCGGTGTTGACGGTGATATTCCCAAACGATGACCAGAGCGTGTGGCAGATAGACGGCATCGTGAGCGGCGTTTCAATCACCGCCGAATCGGCCGACGTTGTACGGGCTGAGGTAACCGTGAAGACTACGGGTGTCGGCACTTTTACCCAATAACGTCACCAAACGTGTGGAGGGGGAGACGTGAAAGCTAGCGACATACGGCAAGCCATCGGCCAGGTGGATGACGCGGACTACACCGAGGTGCGCGTACCCGAGTGGGGCGCAGACTTTTCGGTGCGGGTGCGTACGTTGACCGGCGCCGAGCGTGACCGCTTCCTGACCACGCAGATGACCACCAACGCGAGCGGGGAGCTGGAGCCCGTGCTGGCTGGCTTTCACGCCAACATTGCCGCGCTGGTGATGGTGGACGAAGACGGCACGCGGGTCTTCCCTGACGCGGACGAAGGCGCCGAGCTGCTCGGTCAGCGCAACGCCGACGTGGTGCAGCGCATTGCTGAAACCGCAATGGCCCTCAACGGTCTGACCGCGGAAGCGGTTGAGGAAGAGGTTGAGGGTTTCAGCGAAGCCCCGAGCGCTTAGCGTGGGTCCGTCTCTCCCTCGCTCTGGGCATCCCCCTCACAGAACTACAGCAGCGCACCAGCTCGCGGGACTTCACGCGCTACCTGGCGTTTTTTAGCGTTGAGCCGTGGCCTGAGCAGCGCGCGGACTTCAACGCGGCGCTGGTTGCGGCTGTGATTGCGCGGTGTCTTTCCGAGTCTGAGGTGGACCCTGACGCGTTCGCCCCGGACTATTGGGCCAGCGCTCGCGCTCGCGCCGAGGAAAAGCGCCGCGCCGCAGCTCCCCCTCCCGAGCCCCAAAGCCCGGACGCTCTCACCCGTCAGCTAGAGCAGCTCGCTCAGCTTTTCCCTGACGCGGTGATTGAGAACAAGACCAGAAAGTAGAGACCGGCCCCCCTATGGCTCAGACCGTCATCAAGCGTATCGTCGTAAAGCTGCAAGCGGACGCGAAGCAATTCCGCAAGCAGATGGACGGCGCCGTCAAGACCGTGAAAAACGCAGGCGCCAGGATGCGAGCGGCGGGCAGCACCCTCTCAATGGGCGTGACGCTCCCGCTGGCTGCGGCTGGTGGTGCCGCGCTTAAGTTTGCTGCCGATGCGGAGGAGATGGAGAGCAAGCTGGGCACGGTGTTTGGCGCCGCCAGCTCAGACGTGCGGGCGTGGTCGAAGACGTACGCAAGCAGCGTCAACCGGGGTGTCACCGAAACCCGCAAGATGGTGAGCGACGCGGGCGACCTCTTTGCCGGGCTCGGGCTGACGAAAGACCAAACCCTTGAGATGAGCAAGGCAATGGTCACGTTGACCAACGACCTCAGCAGCTTCAAAAACGTGGAAGCTGAGCAAGCGTTTGACGCGTTGCGTGGTGCAGCGGTGGGGGAAAACGAAGCGCTCAAAACGCTGGGCGTGGTGCTCAACGCGGAGATGGTCAACGAGCGCGCCCTAGCCGTTGCCCGAGCCGAGGGCGCCGAGACCCTTACCACCGCACACAAAGCAACCGCAGCGTTTGCGCTGATTCAAGAGAAAGCCGCCAACGCGGTGGGAGACGCGGCAAAGACTTCGGGGAGCTTCACAAACAAGTTGCGCGGGGTTCAAGGAAGAGCCAAAGACGCGGGGGTCAAGATAGGGACCATGCTGCTGCCCGCTGCCACCGAGCTGCTCGGGATGGTTGAGGGGCTGATTGACAAGATAAGCACAATAAACCCGCAGATTTTGAAGTGGGGGTTACTGGCGGCGGGCGTTGCGGCGGTGCTGGGGCCGCTCCTGATTGTCGCGGGGGGCTTGGCTACGGCCATGGGCATACTCGCGGGCGCGGCCATGGCGGTGGTTTCCCCGTTTGGGCTGCTGGCTGCTGCCATTCTTGCGGTAGGTGCGGTGGCGTGGGTCTGGCGTGACGAGATCATGGAAGCGGTCAAGCCGGTGGCTGACGTGCTGTTTGAGATACCTGGCAAGCTCCGAAAGTTCTGGAGTGACTACTGGGCCGACGCACTCAAAGACGGCAAGGCAGCGCTAGAGAAAATTGCCAGCTTGTTTGTCTGGCTCAAAGACCGGGTGGCGGCGGTCTTCGGGACTATCGGCGGCGCCATGTCTGCGGTGTGGGCTGCCATGAAGGGGGATTTCTCGGCGTGGGGTGACTTTGACTTTGCGGCCACGTGGGAGGCGGAGTTGGCAGAAGCCGAAGCCGCGAGCCGTGCGCAGACCGCGGCCATCTCGGGTTATCTCAAAACGCTCGGGAAGCTGGCGAAAGACGCGGGGGGCGCCGCGGCGGACGGCATGGCTGGCATCTGGGAGAGCTTCAGCAACCTCAGCACCGAGACCAAAGACCGGCTGATGGACGACTGGGAAGCGTTCAAGGAGTGGGCGCAGCAGCAAGCCCTCAAGGTTCCTGGCATGGCGCCACCCGTCGGGGGTGATACCGGGGACGGCAAAGGTGAGGGCGGTGACGGCAGCGGCGGCGGCGGCGGCGGCTTCCGTGAGCAAGCGTCCGCGTTTGTGGCAAAGGTCAAAGAAGACGCGGACGCGGCAAAGAGCGCCACGGACCTTGCGACCCAGGGAGTCAACGGCATCGGCGACGCGCTCACCAACGCTATCACCGAGGGGAAAAATTTCGGCAAAGCCATGAAAGCCCTGTTTGCTGATTTGGTGAAGCAAATCATGCAAGCGATTGTCAAGCAGACGCTTCTCAATTCGCTATTTGGCGCCACCGGCTCGGGTGGGATCATTGGTGGTGTGTTCTCAATGGGAGGCCAAGCCGCGGGAGGCCCCGTCTCTGCGGGCGTTAGCTACGTAACGGGGGAGCGGGGGCTGGAGGTGTTCACCCCTGACCGAGCTGGGCACATCACGAGCGCGTCAAAGCTCGCGGCAGCTCTCAGCAACAGCGGCGGGGGAGGGGGCACCACCGTCAACGTGGAAGTCAACAACAACGCGAGCGGCGCCACGGCTCGGGTCGATCAATCGGACCCCAACCGGCTCCGCGTCATCGTCGAAGACATAGCCGCCGAAAGCATTGCCCGGCGCGGCAAGGTCTACAGCGCGCTGCGGGCTAGCACCGGGATGCGCTCGCAGCCGATGGGGAGGTGAGACGTGGCAACGTGGCCCGCGGGTTTGCCGCAGTATCCAACGCTTGCGGGGGACTCTCGCGAGGAGCCCAAGCAAGTCAAAGCCAACCGCATGATGAGCGGCCCGGTGCGGCTGCGCCGTATTCACCAAAACCCGCAGCGCCCGTGGAAGTGCAGCGTGGTGATGACTCAGACCCAGCTCGGGACGTTTGAAACCTTTTTCCGTACCACGACCAAAGGCGGCTCGGAGTCGTTTGTTTGGTTTTTTCCTGACTCCCCCGGCACGGATCGAAATTTCATTTTCAACCCCGACAGTCCACCAAAGAGCACCCCGATGGGCGGGGACCGTTGGATGGTAGAGCTAGACCTGATCTACACCGGGGACGCGTAACCGTGGCGCCGCTAACCACGACCGGACTGGCAAGCATCAACGCGCAGAACACCGGGGATGTGTGGGCGTTTGTAGTTTTTCTCTCGGGCAGCTCGGTCAACCTGCGGCTGACTTCTAATTTCAGCAACGTCACGCACGGGGGCAACGTCTACACCCCTCGCGGCATGAGCTTGCGGCTACCCGACGAGACCAAAGACCAGCTCGGCACCGTTGACCTGGCGGTTGAGGATACGGACGGCGCCGTCTTTGACGCGTTCAAGACCGAGCACCCGATAGCCAACGAGCGGCCCACCTGCACCATCACCCTGCTAGACCTTGAGGAACCAAACCAAGCGCAATACGGACCCACCGAGCTTGAGATAGTGAACGTGGCGACCGCTCCCGACGAAGCAAAGACGGTGACGCTGATACAGCTTCAGCTTCCCAACCTTGCCAAAGAGCCTTACCCCGGCACCGCAATGCGGCCGGATAACTTCCCAGGGCTTTACTGATATGCAGCCGCCCCCGGAGTGGTGCGCCGGTTACGTGGGCACCCCATACGTGCCGAAAGGTTTGGAGCTTGAGAGCGGGGTGGATTGTTGGGGGCTGGTGTACGTCGTGCTGCGGCGTGAGTTTGGGCTAGCGGTTCCTGACTACAAAGACCTCTACGCGCAAGAGGCAGCCAACACGTCAGTCAGTGACTTAGTGCGTGGGCCGTCTTGGGTGGAGGTCCCCCTGGCCGAGCGTCAGCCGGGTGACGTGCTTTGGTTCCGCTCGCTGCGCGGGGTCGCCCACGTGGGGGTCGTGGTGTCCCGTGACTTTTTCCTGCACTGCAACATCGGCACGGCCGCGGTAGTGGCTCGCGTAGATTTGCCTTTCTGGGCTGCGCGGCTGCTCGGTGTGTACCGCTTCGCAGGGGGGCAGCTCGCAGATGGCTGAGCAGAGCAGCTCGCTGAGCGTTGCCTTTGGCTCCCCGCTCGATGAAACGTGGCACCTTGAGCTTCCGTTTGTCGAGGGTGAGACCTTGGTGGACACGCTCGCCCGCGTAGTGGACGAAGCCGACGACCGCCGCGGGCGCCCCGTAGATATCCACCTAGACAGTCTCAGTGTCAGCCTGAACGGAACACCGTTGGAGGGCGACCTGCGCCAAGCGGCTGCCGTACCCGCGGGCGCGTTTGTCTCGGTTTGCACACTTCCGCAGATAAGCGGCATCGCTGGGTTTCTTGCCCCGCTGCTTTTTGGAGGCACCGCGCTTGGTAGTCTCGGCTGGGTCGCGTGGGGTTTTGTTTACCTAATCAGCACGCTGATTGTGGTGGGTGGTCTAGTTGGCCTCAACCTGGCGCTGGGCGAGCTGCTCACCGACGACCTTGACGAAAGCAGCTCGGGCAGCCGCGCCCGCTTGCTCACGGGTGGCCGCAACCGCGTGGACCCGTACGCCCCCATTCCGAAAGTCTATGGGACGTGGCGCTACTTCCCCCCGATGGCCGCGCGCCCGTACACCGAGACCAGCAGCCGCGCGCAGCATCTACGGCAAGCCGTGCTGTGGGGCTACGGCCCGCTCACGTTGACTGACGTGCGCATCGGCAACACCGCGCTCACGGACTTTGACTCAGTTGACGTGACGCACGAGACCATTGCCACCACCCCGCAACGGTTGGCGCACTACCCTGGCGACGTGACCGAAGTGCTCCCCAACGTCGTACTCAAATCAGACTTTCAGGGGGTCAACGTAGGCGAAACGGGAAACGAGGCGATTCGCTCCACCAGCGTTCCCACGCGTGAGTTTCACGTTGACCTGCTCTTTCCGGCGGGCACGTTTCGGATCAACGCCAGTGGCAAGGAAAGAGCCGCGGCTTTCACGCTGCGCGTTTGGTACCGGGAGCAGGGAACAAGCACGTGGTCACTGGCGCACATTTACGATGTCACCGAGATAAACAAGGACGCGTATTTCGTTAGCTTCCACACGTTTGACCGCCCGCTAGCCATCTATGAAGTCAGGGTAACCCGCACCGATGACTTGCCCTCACAGGGGGCGAGCCGATACCCCACCAACCGCGGCGGCAACGGCTCGCACGTAAGCGCTCGCGTGGACGATGTGCAGTGGATATCGCTCAAGACCTACGCGGACACGGTGCCGGTGCAAGAGCCGGGCGTGGAGGTTTCGAGCTTCCGCATACAAGCCACAGACCAGCTCAACGGGGTGGTGGACCGGCTCAACGGGCTGGTCACTTCTAAGCTGCGGTCAATCAGCAGCGGCACGGTGTCCGGCACCTACACAAACAGCGCAAACCCTGCGCTTGTCGCGCTCGACATCTTGACCGGGACCGCCAACCCAAAGCCCCACGCGTTGAGTGACCTTGACTTGGTGGCGTTTGAGGGGTTCCAAGACTTTTGCGCCACCGAACAGCTAGAGTTCCACCACGTCTTTGACTACACCAACGAAAACGTTTTTGACGCGGCGCAACAGGCGTGCCGCGCTGGGCGTGGTTCTTTGGTTATCCGTGGCGGCAAAATATCGGTCACGTGGGACCGATCCCTGACCACGCCCACGCAGCTCTTTACTCGGCGCAACATTACGAGTTATCGCGAAAGCAAGGTCTACGCGGAGCCGCTTGACGCGGTGCGGGTGAGCTACCGGAACAGCGCCGCCAACTACCAGCCCGATGAAACGATTGTGTACAACGTGGGCGAGAGCGCGGGCACCGCCACCAACATTGCGAAGCTACAGCTACGCGGCCCCACCACCGCGTCAGGGGTTTGGCGGCTTGCCTATTACGAGCTGCTAGCCGCGCGCTACCGGGCCACCACCATCTCGCTGGGCGTTGACCTTGACGTGCTTGCGTGTACGCGGGGCGATTTGATCCGGGTGCAAGAGCCTCACGGCTTCGCTGCCCGCATCACGAGCGTGACCACGGACGGCAGCAGCAACATCACCACGATGACGCTTGACGAGCCGTTTGACTTTGAGGCGGCCACCACTTACGTGGCAGAAACCCGCACGGCCGCGGGCACGTTTGTGGACACCACGCTGAGCAACCCCGGCGCGACCACCACCGCGGTGCTCACCCCGAGCAGCCCGCTGACGCCGGGAGCGGTTGCGGTGGGGGACTTGGTTGCGGTGGGTGTGCAGTCCACGAGCGAGACCCGTGACTTGATTGTTCTGGCAATTGCATACGGGGAAGACCTCACGGCCACGCTTGAATGCGTGGACTACGCCCCTGAGATATTCACGCAGCTTGCAAGCGGGACCGAGAACAGCGACACCACCCCCACCCGCTCCCCGTTTGACTTCTACAACGACGAGCCCCCGCCCCCGACCATCCACCGGGTCAACCGGCTGCGGGTGCTCGGAGCGGACGGGGCGACGCGCATGGGGCTGCGGGTTTTTGTCTCCCCCGGCACGCCCACCACCGAGCTGCCCGCTGTGTCTTCCCAATACGCGCTTCAATACCGCTCGGTCCCTAGCGGGGGGACGGCAGGGGAGTGGATAAGCGTGCCCGCGGTGGAAGCGCGCAGCGGTCAAATTACGGTCCCTGACTTTGGGATTGCGGGCGGCTTTGACGTGCGCGTCTTTGCGATTTCGGCCTATGACGTAATCAGCGAGCCCACCACCAGCACCGGCCACAACGCTATCGGCGACCTGGCGACCCCCACCGGGCTGGGGATGACGGTGGACTTTGCCAGCTCAACGCTCGGGCCGGTGTCGCGTGCTCTTTTCTCGTGGGATGACGTCAACGACCGCATCGCCGTGGGCTGGCGCATCACCATTGCCGTGGACTCCGAGACCAACGTGGTGGTGGACGAAGTGACCTATTCCCCCGCGTACACGTACACCACGGCAGACGTGGGCGAGCTGTTCGTCACGGTGGAGGCGGTGGGCTTCCACGGTGAGGTCAGCGCTGCGCTTGAGCAAACGTTCACCTACTCCCCGCTGCTGAGTATCCAGCCGCTGCGCCCGCACGGGCTTGAGGTGTTCGGCACGGATAAGGTGGGCCAGGGCAATGATGTGACGTTTACCACCGCAGACGTGACGGTGCAGTGGCGGCCCAGCGGGGCGGTGCGGCTTGCCCCGGACTTTGAGGGTGCCGGGCTTGAGCGAGGCAACCCGCGTGACCCGCTGCTGCGTGACTACGTGGTTGAGGTCATCAGTGACGCGGGTGAGGTGGTGCGCACGGAATACCTTGAGACGCACTCCTACGCGTACACCAAAGCCAAAAACATCGAAGACCACGGGGGCACCCGGCCAGACCGCTCGCCCACGTTGCGCGTGCGCATGAGAGACGTGGAGGGAAACTTAAGCGGCCCGGCCACCATCACGCCCACCAACGTGGCGCCGCCCGCTCCCACCTCGGTGACGTACACGCGGGAAGAGCAGAGGGTGGTGGCGTCAATCGCGTTGCCCACTGACCTCCCTGACCTTGAGGGGGTGCTGGTGTGGGGGAGCAGCTCGGACGCCACCGTGCCGACGACCAGCGCCACGCTGCTCTATGACGGCCCGGCACAGTCCCCGTTCATGTTTGAGCTGCCCGCGGGCACTGGCACCATCTACCTGCGCGCTGCGTTCTTTGATGAATTTGGCAAGGAAGCCGCCACGCTCAACACCACCGGGGTGGCAACGGTAACCACGAGCCCCATCAGCGTGACGCTCGGGGCGGGCTCAGTGGGCACGCTGGAGCTGGCCGCCAACGCGGCTTCGATCCTCTATCAAGCCAACGTCACGGACCAAAGCCTGTTCACGACGAGCACCGCTGAGAACACTTGGCAAACCGTGGTCACCGTGACCAGCGCGGTGATTAGCGGGGACAACGGTGCGCAGACGCCGGTACACGTGGAGGGGTTCCTGCTGGGCCGCGTGCTGGACGTGTGGGACCACGGGCTCAACTCCGGGCTCCACTTTATGAGCGCGGGCGGTCTTCCGGTCTTTGAGTACCGAATTGTAAAAGACCTCGGGCTCGGGACTGAGGAAGTCATATTCCCCGCGAGCGGCACCGAGACGAAACAAACCATCACCACGCTCGGCTACGTGGTGGGGGGCACCCCTAGCGCCAGCTTGTTGATGGACGCGGGCACGTACACGTTCACGCTGCAAGCCCGGTGGCGCTTTGACTTCTACAACGAGGGCACCGCCTACTTTGACACCACGGACTCCGGGGGCACGACGTACATCACAGGCATCAAAGGCGTGGGGACTAAATGGTCTGACTGGCTGCCCCGCGTTATTGAAATGTCATTTCCCCACAATGCCGCGCAGAGTGGCAGCACGGGAGACTGGGGCACGCAAGCAGAAGGGGGGATTATTGCGGAGCTGCGTATTCCCTCGGCCGATTATGGTGGCTACCCGGACTCCGGTGTAGCGGGAGCCACTGCCAGAACAAACGGGTGGGTTGACTTGGTAGCGGTCAATCAGGCGCAGAGCGCTGGGCTGGGGAGCGCTAGCCCTGCGGTGCAGCTCGACCCGGCTAGCCCCGATACGTTCATACGCTTCTATAGCAACCAATTCCCCAACAGCTTCCCCATCCTCTCGGGAGCGAGCAACCCCACCACGTCACCGGGCGCCGCCTATGAAATCCGGTTTACCCATAATTTCCTCGGGGCGTGGGAGCAATTCAAAGACGCAAAGGTGTTGGTTGATGTGGAAGAGGCGGTGCTGCAAGTCACGGAGCGGCGAGCGTGAGCTATCAGGTCTGGGGCTTGGTGAACACTGACGGCACCGTTGCCAGCACGATGATGACTCCGCAGGACATGCACGCGGTGGACCCTGGCAACGGTCAGCACTGGCAGCCCATGCCGCGCAACGCTCGCAGCCGTAAAAAGTGGCTGTGGGTTGGCGAGCTGAGCCCAACCGGCTGGGAGCAACGCCACCACGGGCGCGTCACGGTCGATGACTACCGGCTGGAGCCAGACGGGGAGAGCTTCGCCACGGTGATGGTGGTTATTGACGGCACCGAGCGGCTCACTGCGTGCGCGCTAGAGATCAACGGGGAGCCGGTAACCGTGGACTCTGAGACCCCGCTGGAAGTGGGCCGCACGACCGAGAGCGGTAGCTACCGCATCAAGCTGGTGGACCCGCGCATATACGGCACCCCCTCCGAGCTGCTCCGCGAAGTGGTGGTGATGCCGTCAGAGGTAACCCATGCCGAGATTTGACAAGCCCCCGGCGCCCGTCGTCGCGAGCGCGGCCACCGTGACCCCCGAAGCGGCAGCGCGCCGCGCTCGTCGGCAAGCGGTGGCGGCTGGCCCTGGCCCCGAGTCCGCGGCCGAGATGCTGTGCGTGTTGCAAGACACCACCGTGGAGCTGCTCAAGCAGACGCAAGCGGGCACGGACCTCTTCCGCGAAGTGCTGGCCGAGCTGCAACTACTGAGAGAGAAAACGCAGGCAGCGATTGACGCGGCTGAGGTCAACACCGAGCGGGTGGTGCAAGCCGTGCGGGAGCTTCCGCGGTGACCGTCGAGCTGCTGCGGTGGGTTGCCGCGTTTGCGCTTGCCGTCTCGCTGGCTCAGTGGGTGGCGCGTTGATGGGACGGCTGAGGGGGTGGGTGCAAGACTGGGAAGTCCGGGAGCTGGTGCGGCGGAATTTGCAGCACGCTCCCACGCACCTCACGGGGGACGACCGTATAGCGGGGCGCTGGCTGTTTTCGCTGCTGGCCCAGATGGAGGGCATCGCCGTGGAAGCGGCACGCCGCGGGGACGGTGTGCGGGGGCAGCTCCGCGACGAGCTAAGCCACCAGCAAACCTTTGCGCACATTGCCGAGCAGCTCGGAGCTACCGAAGCCCAACGCAGCCCGGAAATTGACGAGCTGGTTGAGTACCTCGAAGGGCTCGGGGGCGCGGAGAGCCTGGCCGCTCTCAATATCGTTGCGGAGCACTGGCTGGCTGGGATTTTCGAGCGGGTGGCGCGTTGGCCGCTCGCGTCGTGGCTGTTCACGCTTATTGGCGCGGAAGAGCACCGCCACGTTGCGCACGCTCTGAAAGCAGCTCGCCCCAGCTCCACCCACGCGCAGGCAGTGGTGCGGGTACTTGAAGAGCGGCTGGCCCAGGTCGCCCACGCGCCGGGGTTTCTGCTCCCGCTCGCGCACTTTGGTGGCGGGGAAGAGGTGGCGCAGATAGGACTCCGCAACGTGCACGACCACCGCACGGCTTGCGCTCGGCTCGGCGTCGTCCCCGGCCCTGCTGTGCGAGACCTTGAAACGATGGCGCGGGGCTATCTCGCGGGGCTGCCCGAGGAGCCCGAGCTGCTGCGGCTCAACCGCTGGGAGCGCAGCCGCTTTGACATTTGGACGACCCCCGCGCCAATGGTCAGCTTTGTGGACGCGTGGGGCGTCTTCCCTGACTCCCCGGCAGACCTTGAGGCTCGGGTGGTGCTCGCGGTAGGCAAGGCGCTGGCGGCCCACCCGGAGCTTCGGGTCACAATGCGCGGCCGAAACCTCTACCGGCCGAAGACCGTGAGGGTGGGGGTGCGCCGGATGCGGACGCGCAACGAGCTGGTCACGCTTCACGTGCGCGAGCCTCAGCGGCTTACGCGGGGGGAGGTGGAGGCACGGCTGGAGCGACACGCGGCGCGGGCTCGGAGCCGTCCATACCACGCCGTGCGCTCAGTCCCGTGCGAGCTGCGCCCGTTGGTCCCCCCCACACGCACCCCGGTGGTGGTCACCAATTGCAGTGAGTTGGGCTGTGACTTTGCGCTGGCTCCCCTGGCCGAGCTGGAGGGCACACCCATCAGCGTGGCGGTGGGGAAGGCGCACCTATCTGGCCGCGTCACGCTCGGTATAACCCAAGACCACCGAAGCGGGGACGGTCGAGCGCTGGGGCTGCTTACCCGAGAAATCCGTGAGAGGTTGGAGGCGCAAGCCGCATGAGTCAGTTAAGCAATTACGTGGCCGTCACGAGCGGCAGCGCCGTGGTTTATGCGGTGTGGGATGTGGTCATCAGCAACGCTAACGGCACGTTCACGGTAGGGGAGTCCGTGACGTTCAGCGGCTCGGGAGCTGCGGCCACCGTCGTTGCGTGGCTCCCCGGCTCCAGCACCAAGCTCCGCGCGTACGTGACGAGCACGGCAATGCCCGCAGCCGGGAACACCGCAACGGGTGGGAGCAGCTCGGCCACGGGCGTCGTTTCGAGCTTCACCGCTTCTAGCTCTTGGGCAACGGACGTGGATGCGGGGGACGTGTTCACCATCTCCGAGAGCGGGGTGGCGTATCTGGTGGGGAGTGTAGACACGCACGCAAAGCTCACCCTTTCCGCCAACTACGCAGCCGCCACCAACACGTACCAGCAGGGGTACATCTCGACGAGCTTTAGCCCCAGCAAATCTATTGCCTACCCCGAGGTTGGGGACAAAGACACCGAGACGGTGACGAAGCAGGGAACGCTCACTGTTGACACGGCGCTGGCGGCGGTGCCCTCGCTCAGCACTGAGCAGGTTTGGACGGCAAGCCAGCACCCCGAGGCCAACGAAATCACCCATAGCGCGGGCGTGCTGACGATTGACCTGGCGGTCTCTACGTTTCACGTGGTGCAGCTTTCGGGTGTGGCGGTCGCGTCCATTGCATTCACGAACAAGCCAACAACGGGAGCGCTCGCCACCGTCGTCATCAACCAAGACGCAAGCACGGGCGTGGCGGTCAGCTCGTGGAGCGGTTTGGATTTCGGGGACGCTGGGACGCCCACCGGGTACACGTCACCGGGGGACGCGCTCGTGCTGAGCTTAGTGGTCACGCCAGCGGGCACGGTCTTGGCTTCCGCGGGGGCGTTCTAGTTTGGCCCCGGTTGCACAGTTTGGGCTCGGCCAGACGCTCGCCACGGGTGGGACCGATACGGGACCGCAGCATGTCCGCCTAACAGGTTCGCAGAGCAGCGTCAACCTGCGAACGGCAGCCGGGAATCCGACGGGCGCGGTGGATGTGATCTTCTACGTGGAGACGCATATCGGCACGGGTCTGTTTGGGTTCCAATACGCTATTCGGACTGGCACCGGGTGGCACGCCGACGCAACGGTGACGCTCGTGCTAAATAAGCCGGATTGCCTTGTCTGCGGGGGGTGGGCTCTCGGGGGCAGAGACAAAGTGGCGATTAACGAAACGCTCACCTACTGGCACAACGGGGGCGGGGGCGGGGGGGCTGGGGGTGCTGGCTTCGGTGGTAACTCCGCGTATGCCCCGGGGCACCGCTCCCACGCAGACCCAACGCACGCGACCCAGCCCACAATGGAGCGTTACGCTGGGGCCGGGGGGTATCGTCAGCACAGCTCGGTGGGGTGGCCCGGCCGCACGGCGACCGCTGGGGCGTATGGTCGTCACGCGCTTTGGCTAGACTGTGACCTAACAGTGTTCAACTATGCTGGCGTCATCGCGGGGGCGGGAGGCGGCGGGGGTGGCGGCGGTCAGACTTCCAACACCCCCGGGCGTGGCGGAAACGGGGGCGAGCTGGGCCAGGCGGGCAGTGCGGGAGTGGGCACTGGGGCCGGAAGCGGGGGGGCGGCCGGTACGCTGGTGAAGCTGAACGGGCACACAATCACGTGGGCTGTGCGGGGTGAGGCGTATGGGGCAGAAATTGCCTAGCAGCAGCGAACAAGACGCCCGGCGCGCCGAAGCTCTCGCGGAGCTGCGCAGTTATCACCTAGAGGTCGTTGACCGGCTTGCGCGGATTGAGACGCACGCGCAGGGCTTCGTTGATCGGCTGGAAGAGCACACCGAGCAAGACGCCGCAAACTTTCACCGGCTTGACTCGGCGCTGGACGGTGTTGCGATTGACGTGGCGGTGGCAAAAGCGGTGGGGGGGAGAGAGGGGCGAAAGCGGGGGGCTTGGTGGGCCACAACCATCAGCGCCCTAGCGGTGGCCGTAGCCGAAGCCGCCAGGGCGCTGGGATGGCTTTAGCGCTTGCGCCTCGCTGAGCGTTTCCGCTCGGCTTCCAGCAGCTTGGTCAGGTAGTACGAGACCGTGCGGTCATCCTCAGCAGCTCGCTCAGTAACCCACGCGAGCAGCTCGGGCGCCAGGTGGACGGTGAGCTGCTGCTTTTTTGCAGCCCCCAGCGAGGGGCGCCCCGGTCTCTTTTTCTTTGCGGTCACTCCTTCCCCCACTCAGCGAGCGCGGCCAGCGTGCCTAGGTAGCCGTGCGCTCGCCCCCGCTCCACTCTATCGGCTTGCGCTTGCTTGGCCGCGGTGCTCTCGCACTCAAATACGTGGTAGCAGTGGAGATCGTGGGTGAGCCAGTCCCGCGCGGCTTCGGGGTCTTCCTCGCTGCGGTCTTCCTCACTGCACCAACGCTCGAAACGTCCACCGCTCGCGGCGGCTTCCTCGGTGCAGTAGCTCAACAGCTCGGTGCGGTTGCAGAACGTGTGAGCGCTGACTGGTCGCTGGTGCGGGACCATCACGAGCAGCACCGGCTCCGTGGGGTCAATAAAAAACGCGTTTCGATTCGCCATCGTTACGACCTCTGCATGTCTTTGTGCGCCGCGACCACCGCCGCGCGGGTTTCCTCGCTCAACCTCTTCCACGCCCGGTCAAGCCGGTTGGTGCTGGCTTCGGTCCACGTAGCCGGGTCGTAGTCGTTTGAGGGGCAGCCCCTCTCCTCGTCCGAGACCATCGCAGCCCACAGCGCTCGGGATACTTCCGCCGAAATCTCCCAAGTTTCCGCCACTGTGTCCAGGGTCGTAAATCGTGCCCACCGGGGGGCGCGCTTCGGTGCGGTCTTCGTCGTCATTGTTCTCGGTTCCTTTCTCGTTGTTGTTGGTGGTGGTTTCGGTCTCGTTGCTCGCGGCCAGCGGCTCGCTGGTCTCGCTCAGCTCGTCCCCAAACAGGTCAGCCATCAGCGCGACGGCTTCCGCTTCGGCTTCGGCTTCGGCGGCGCGGCGCTTGGCCTCGAGGTGGGCCAGCACCCGCTCCAGCTCTTCCGAGTTGAAACGCATGAGCGGGGTCTTTGCCTGGCCGCTCGCGTCAGCGCAGATGACCTCTCGCACGTATTCGTCGGCGCCCGTGCCGCGGTAGCTCCACGCCACGAGTTGCAGCAGCTCGTCATCCGTGAGCGGCCCGAGCAGCAGCGCGGCATCCCCGTCCCCCAGCCGGTCGCTGCACTTCAACGAGCCGATGCGGCTTCGCAGTGCGCGGTACTCCGCGACCCACGTGGAAGAGTCAACGGTGGTGAGCCGGGTGTGGCCGCGCTTGAGCGCGTAGCGGGTCATCCCCAAGCCGTGAACGGCCACGCCGTAGCTCTCGCAGATGTTCAGCGCTTCGGTCAGCCACGCGTCAGGGCTCATGCCGTTCCCTTGGTCTTTGCTGATGGTGTTGCCGTTACGCGCGAAGCCGAGCGCCACGCGGTCAAAGCGCTGGCAGTAGTGGTGGAGCACTTCCCACGGCTCAACCCCGCCACCGTGGAACACCGGCACCACGTCCACGCCAGCGTTGAGCAGCTCGGCGGTGTTGTTCCACGTGGTTGTTAGGTCGCCAGCGATATCGTCAAGCGTGATGATTTGGTCAAACAGGTGCCCGTATTCAGCGGCAAACGCTGTGAACGCTTCCAGCTCAACCGTAATGCCGCGGGTGAAAACCGTGAAGGCACCCGAGTCGAGAATGGCGGTGCTGTACTTCCCAGCCTCCAACCGCGGGAGCAGCTCGCGCTCCCACACGCCCGGCCGGTCCAGCACGTCCGCGAACGAAATCAGCACCGGGAAGCCCTCAGCCGCTTCGGCCAACAGCGCGGTGTTGAGCCCGGCCAGGTAGTTGAGGGGGGTGGGGTCGGTGGGGTTGGTCATCGCTTTGGTTTCCTTTTTCGTTTCCGTTTCTTTTTGCCGGTCGAGACGTATGTGCCCCGAATTGTCTCAGGTTTCGGACCTTTAGACAAGTTTTTGAAGGGTTTTTTATTGTGCCGAGATTTGGCCCCACTTCCCGCTCGCGCCTCGCTGGCGTCCACCCCGAGCTGCGGCGGCTGTGCGTTCACGTGGTGCAGCGATGGGACTGCACCGTCTTGTGCGGACACCGGGGCGAAGCCGAGCAGCTCGCGGCTCTCGCCAGCGGCGCCAGCCAGCTCGGTTGGCCGCAGAGCAAGCACAACGCCCAGCCCTCGCTCGCGGTTGACCTGGCCCCGTGGCCGCTCCCCCCGTGGGACGACGCTGCGAGCTTCCGCGCGTTTGGCTTCTACGTGCTGGGCACCGCGGCGGGGCTCGGCATCCCGCTGCGCTGGGGCGGCTGGTGGGCCGGGGTGGGCACCGATTGGAGGGCCAACGGGTTTGATGACTTGGTGCACTTCGAGCTGGTGGGGGAGGTCTGACGGCGCCAGCGAGCCGCGCTAGCCACCCGCCATGAGCATCACGCTGCTGCCTGATTTCCTCACCGAAGCGGAAGCCCGCGCGCTGCTGGCGAGGATGCCCGCGCGGCCCCCGGCGCCGCTGTATGACCGCATTGCGGGGACGCTGGAGGGGCTCGGGCTGGGCTGGTGTGCGCGGGGGCCTCGGTCCCGCCAGAGCGTCCGCATTGAGTGCCAGCAGCACGGGCACCCCTGGCACTTCGACGGGTGCGCAGGCACGCCGTGGGAGCCAGCAGAAGCCCTCCAGGCCGCTCGTAGCTACAAACTCAAGCCGGGGGGGCATGACTGGGCGCGGCTCAGCTTTTCGCTGCTCCTGAGCCATCCTGCGACGTTCACGGGGGGAGAGCTTGAGCTGCTCACGGAAGCGGGGGAGGTCGTGCGGGTGACCCCGAAGCTCCACCACCGCACCCTCGTGGTGTGGCCGAGCGGGCTCGTGGGTGGGGGGGCGCCAGCGCTTCACCGAGTCCACCCGCACCAAGCCGTGCCGGGCTCCGAGCTGCTCGGCTGGAGCCACAACAGCGAGGGGGCGACGGTGCGGCAATTCGGCGGGGCTCGTTACGTGCTGGTGGGGTTCCTCGCGTGAGCGTTGGGGTGGTGTGAATTTGGTGGGAGTGGGCGCTTCATCGGGCCGCATTGCGCATCATCGAGCAGCGAGCAGAAACGAGAAAACCCCAGCAGACACGGCTAGTTGCCTGAGTCTGCTGGGGTTTTTGCTAGGCCCCGTTTCTCTTTCATAAGCCGTAGGTCGGCAGTTCAAGTCTGCCCACCGCTACCAGGGAAAACCCTGCAATTCCCTAGCGTTGCGCGGCTCGGCGCTGGCCCTGAACGGGGCCGAGGTGGGGGGTGGTGTGAGAAGTGGTGTGAGTTTTTGCGCCTCGACTCCCCCCAGCCGCGGCAACGCCCCGCTCAATCAGGTCGGCGGGCAGCTCCCCGTCAGCCAGCTCAGCCGGGCGGCTGTAGCTCTGGCCCTCGACCTGCGCCGCGTAATGCTTGGCGGTGGTCGCCACGTCCGCGTGCCCGAGCTGAGCTGAGATGTACCCGAGCTGCACCCCCGCGGTGAGAAGCTGGCTGGCAAAGGTATCCCGCAGGTCTTTGAGCGCTCGGTGCCCCACCCCAGCCCGCTCGCAGATCCGCCGCCACTCCCGCGCTCGGAAGTTGTCCCCGTCCAGGCCGGGAAAAACCAGCGCCCCCGGCCCCGGCTG